CAGTGATAGTGCCAGCACCACCAGCAATAATCTCCTGAGCAGTAACAGACCCAGCATCAACACCAGCATCAACAATCTGCTGATACAAGTTCTTATCAAGACCTAAACGGCGCAACTCTTTAAGTTGAACAGCAAACGCTTTAGTCTTAGCCAACACACTTTGGAAGTTAGCCACAAGACCATCAGTGCCAGACACCTCTTCAACAGTGCGAGTAGTAGCAACTGACAGACCATTAATAATCTGTGTAACAGTTTGTGTGACCGTTTTAGCCTGCGACTTAACAAGGCTAGTGATGTTGCCCAAACTTGCAACAGACGCTTTCACATCAGCAATCAAACCCTCAGCAAGTGACCGTTTCTTAAACAAGTCATCGCGCTGTTTACCCATAGCAATAAGAACAGACTTCTCTTTAGTTGCATAGTCAGACAAGTTCTTAGCTGCATCAGTGGTCAGTGTTTTATCAGCCAGACCAGACTTGATAGTTTCAGCCATGTTCTCAAACGCACTAATGACCGCCTGCTCAAACTGCCCAATGTCACGGGTAGCAGCAATCAAAGGTTTCACACCAGAAGACGCATCAGACAACGCTGTTTTAAAGTTTGTCAACGACTCCACAGCATCGTTATACGCCTGAGTAATCTCCTCATTAGCGTCAATAATTGCTTGGCGTTGTTTGTTCAACTCAACAACAGCATCCGCAACAGCCTTGTTCTGTGCCGCCAAAGCCTTCTTAGCCGCATCAGCAGCCTTACTCACAGCATCAGCACCAGACTTCACACCAGTAGAAACAGGCTTCACAGAGCCAGCCAACTTAGCGGCAGCAGCAGCATCCAAACGGCGTTGCTTCAAAGCCGCAGCCTTAGCATCCTCATTAGCCTGCAATGCACCATAACGCGCATAAGCGTCACCCTTAGGCAACGCACCACCAGGGGCAGCAAACACGCGCCCAGTAATCTGACCCTCTTTCAGACCAGTGCTTTTATAAATCTCATCATTTGCTTTTTTAGCATCAGCTGTCAAAATCACAAACGCTGCCGCCAACGCAATCACACCAGCAGCAATAGCCATGTAAGGGTTCAACAACATTGTGCCGTTAAGAATGGCCATCGAAATCTGAACCAAATCAACAACAATTTTGAAAGCAGCCCATGCTTTAGAAACCGCAAAAATGGTTAACGCAACTTTGCCAAACGCAACCAACAAATCATAGTTGTCTTTAAGCCAAACAATTGAGTCCCCAGCAGCAACAGCAATATCTTTGAAACCTGCAGCAACCTTAGCCAGTTCAGCCTGACCAACATCGCTTGCCAAATAGTTTGCGACCTCCTGCAAAGCAGGTAGCAAAGCAACACCAATCTGTTCCTTCAAGTCATCAAAAATAATACTCAACCGTTGGAACGGGTCAGCGTTAGCGGCGGCAGCAGCAAAGCCCTCAAACTCACTAGTCAACAAACCCATAGGGTCAGCAGCGCCCTTAAGGCTAGGGACAAGAAGTTCCAAACTCTTCTTAGAACCATTCAGATACTTACCCAAAGCAAGGCTGACAGAACCCAAATCTTTACCCGTGCCAGCGGCAATGTCCAAAGCAAGGTTAGTGAGTTTTGTAGCCTTCTCAACATCACCAGTAGAACGCACCAAAGATGCAAACGCTGGGCGAATCTCATCATCAGCAACAGATGACATAAGTTGCATTTTGCCAATAGAGGACTCAACAGAACCAATCAGCGAATCATTAGCGCCCACAGTATTACGCAACTGTTGCGCCAACAACGCTTGAGATTTACCATCTTCAACAGCAGCCTTAGCAGAAGCCCCCAACATTGCCACAACACCAGCAGCAGCTCCAGCAACAGCCATGTTCAGGTTGCTACTAATACCCTTACCAATATTGCCAATGTCACGCTGTGCGCGTTTCAGTTCCTTATTATCAAACTGAGTAACAATGTTTAATCTAATAGCCATTAGAGTCTGTCCAACTTTCGATTAATCAACGCAGCAGCAGTATCAAGACTTTTTAATACTTCCATCTGGATAGCAGGCAAATCATTTTCAACAGGGGAGTATACATAACGGGAAGCCTTCTTACCCAACTGATTAATCATGCGCTGACCCTGACCATCTTTAGGATACGAAATAGATTTACCATTACGAATATAAGGTCTGGTCACATTAGACGCTTTACGCCCTGAGCCAGAACCACGCCCAGCCATATCAGCCATTTCAAAACCAAAGTTTTTACCAACAGACTTTGCCTCAATCTGCACAAGACGGGCTTCAGTAGAACCTAAACCTGCACGGCCACCAGGTGTTACACGGGTCGTAACCTTCACAGAACTCCATGCGGAAATACCTTTGTGATTCATACCCGACAAAGGGGCAACCGTAGGAATCTCAGAACGCACTTTAGTGACAGCACCAGACACAATCTGCTTAATGTCTTTGACTAGCTGCTTATAAACCTCAGGTTGAACATGCTTCAACTCGTTAAGGGTTTCCTTAACACCAAACAGTTGCACACTATCTACCATGAAAACAAGTCTACCTTCTGGCTAGTATCAGCCTAATTCTTAGAACGCCAAACCAGGTAACGGCCCATAGTCCATAGCATACGGTCAGACTCATTCATTAAAACACTTGGTGCAATCCCCGTTTCGCAAGCGAGGCTGGCAATAAACCAATGACTGGAAGTATCGCCAAGGCCGACTATTTTGGGTCGGCAACCTCGCTTGCACCAACGGACTCAACAGTGTCAACCCAAGCATCAAACTCAAGACCTGTAGCCTTAGTCCGAAACTCAGAAGCCCAAGCCAAAAACAGAAGATAAGTAATCTTCAAATCCTGCTCAATGCGACTGACACTAATGTTGAACTTATCTTCGAACTTAACCAAGTCACTTGCAGAACAAGTAACCTCTTTAGGTTCACCAGTAAAATACTTGACGCGTAGGTTGATTCTCAAGTTGTTTCCTTAGATTAGGCTGTTGCGCGAGTAACTGCACCCGAAGTTGGGAAAGTCACATCAAATGTTGCAAGGTCACCGACAGCACCAGAGATTGGTGAATACTGTGAGATTAGAGCTACTGCTGAGTAAGCAGGGTTGGTTGCTGAGATTGTGCCAGAAGTTGCACGAATCACAACAGTGCCTTCAGTTCCAAGCAGTGGGAATAGCAAGGTGTCAATGCCACCAACGCCAAAGTCTTGCTGGAAGTTTAGGGTTAGCGAACCAGCCTTGAGGCCTGCCGCCATTTCACGCCAACCATTAGAACCCAAAGAAGTTTTGTCAACTTCTTCAACAGTTAGTTCTAGTGCTGCGCCTGAAAGTGATGCTGAAATGTCTGTTCCGTTAAGGCTGACATAGCGTGAAGTGATGACTGATTTAGCCAATTGTATTTCTCCTAATCTGCTTGAACAGCAAGGTCAAACTCTGCTGCTAAATAAACTGTTTCTCCGATGGTTAAAGAACCGTAGTTTCTCATGCTGGTCACAATTAGTGAATACGCTTCACCGTTCAATGTCCTATCTGATTCTATCGCATTTTTTACACTCAACGAACCTGTGCTAGAACAGTAAGCATCTAGCGTGTTTTGTGCTGTTCGTTCAGAGGCGCGACCCACAATCACTGTGACAGTGAAGTTGTAGGTTGTTAGCCCGTTGTTGAACGCTTTATGAAAGTCAACAGAGGTTGGACTGACTGTAGCAAACGGGGGGTTGATGTTGTCAGGGATTGTTGCCCCAGTGCGCAACCCTGCAATAGTTGCCAGGTTAGTTGCGATGCCTGCCCGTAGGTCTGTGATAGAAGCCATTATGCAAAGTTTCTGAGAATACGATACGAGTCAACAAGCTGTGCAACATCAGGGTCTAGGCGTGAACCAACACGAATGAAACCAAGGTCAGGGCTTGACAGAACACCCAAAGGTGAATCAAGACGCTTGAAGATTCTGGATGACTGTATAACAGTTGCCTGCTTAATAGTGACAGGGACAGCGGCCCAACCCCAAACGCCTGTAACGCTCACCAACGCTTCACCCTCATAGTGTGGGAACAAGTAGTTGTTCACAGCACGAACAGTTGTGTAGGGGCTTACTATGCCATCTGAGCGCCCATTCAAAGGCTCTAGTTGGAAGTCTGAAGCAGTCCAAACAGTTGGGGTGTCTGTTGACTGAAACTTTGTAGCAACCTCTGTGATGCTTTGAGCATCCTCAATGTGTGTAACCCAATCATCTTGAGCTGCAAAAATCTTGGTAGCAGTGCCACCGTTATAGAAGTAGCGACTAGTGTAAGCGTCAATCAACCGTGAGGCAGACTCAATAGCCGTTTCTAGAAGTGTGTCATCAAGGTTGTCTGTAATTCGCAAAGACGCTTTAACCTCAGCAAGCGTTGCATACCCGTTAGTAATAGCCATGGCTTTAGTTTACCTCACCCCAACGCATACGCTTTTTAATCTCAGTTGAACTAATACCTTTGGTATACGGGATGTAACACAAACCAATCCCACGGTCATCCAGCCAGTCTTGGTCAAACATCATCTGCTTGTAATAGTCGCGCCTAGCCCAGTCAGAACCAATAACAATCAAATCAGGTTCAACCAATGCAATGCTAATGCGAGAATCCAAACCCCCAACATTAGGAACAACAGCATCAACCCAGCGACATCCAAGCAGGACAGCGGCTCTCTCTGCATACGAGATAACAGGAGGCTTGCCCTTATACGCTTCAATAAACTCATCAGTGTTTAACGCCACAGTCACTGTGCCAAGTTCCGCACACCGTTTCAGAAACGCTGTATGCCCTGAGTGGAACAAATCGAATGTCCCCCCTGTGTAAACGCTCAGTCCCATCTGTTAGCCCGTCTGCTTTGCAAAGTCCAAGCGCCTTCTGTGTAATCGTCAGCCTCAACCTTCTCTTCCAAAAGTTTCTGATTTGCCATAAAAGACCGCGAGTTCTGGGCCGCAAACCCACTATTGAGAGTTGAGGAGTTCTCATGATGAACCTTAGCTGCAATGAACCTCTTCGCCACCAATGCCTTATCAACACGGCGTTCCAAATCGTTGTCATCACAGTAGAGCGGATAAAACCTTTCGTCATACAATCCCACCTTATTAATCATGCCTTCACCAAAAATAACACAAGACCAGGCTGGAACAATGTCAACAAAGTTCAACGCTTCCGTGTCCACATTCTCAGCAATAATCTTCAACGAGTTTGGTTCAAACCAAGCATCATCATTTATCAGCACCCAATACGGGGCGTAAGGTGTGGACTTGACAATAAGATTCCAAGCACCCACCAACCCAAGGCCATAAGGCACACGGATAACCCACTGATTTAACACATGAGGGTTCTCAGGTGGAGTCCATTCCTGAGTGCCAGAGTTATCCACAATAACCAAATGCTCAACAGGATAATCAATGCTGTGAATCAATCTCTCAGCAAGGTCAAACCGTTTGAGGGTGCAAAACCCCAACACAGGAATCATTTAAGCAACCTGCCCAAAGTTGGCAACCAGTGGTTAGACCAAACAGTTTCAACATCAAACTGTGACGCAAACTCTATAGACTTCTGGCAATCCCCACGGTCAGCCTGATACGCCTGTTCCAAAGCATCAACAATCGCAGGAACAAGTGGCATCTGCCAAATCGCACCCTGAGCCGCATCCCACATAGGCTGACCCTCAACCAACCAAGACGCTTCAGACACAAGATCAGAAGTAGCCGCCCAGTTAGAACCAATCACCCTAGTGCCACACGCCTGAGCCTCAACAGTAGGGATACCAAACCCCTCACCATAAGACGGGGCAAGAAACACATTCATAGCCGTATACAACCCAGCCAAAGACTCTTTGCTCATCCCATACTTGTAATCCAACAACGGCGGAAACATTACAGCATCTTTAGGAATCCCAAACGCTTGCAACATTTTCAACAAGTTCCAACCACCAGCAGAACCCAACGGGTCAGTGTGCAAATACAACACAGCATCAGGATGCTTAGCGCGGAACAAACTAAACGCCAACAAGTTCTCACTGAACGCTTTACGGTGAACCATGCCAGACGCTTTGTTAGCTGCATTCATACCAACAACAAACTCATCAGTCAGCCCCATGTATTCACGGACAGGCTGACCCTCAATCGTTGCAGTGGGTTTAAAAATCTTGGTATCAATACCGTGAGGCACATACTCACACGCAATGCCCTTATCCTCCATTTGCCGAACCCCATTCAAAGCCATAGCAATAGGGGTGACATTCTCTTTGCGCAAAAAAGTTTCAACACCAGTAGGCATAGTCACATGGTCTAACGGTGTCCACCAACCAAGGTTCAGGTTATCCCAACCCTGACCTTTGATAACCCAACAGTCATACAACCCAATAAGCAGGTCAGGTTTCTTCTCATTCTGTGACTTCCAATGAGCATGATGCATAGGGCCAACATCATTGCTGTAAGGGTCAAAGCCTCTTGCATAATGTGGCACAGTCCCAAACGGGGACTCATACACGCTGTTATTGCCCTCAAGCCCATAGTTGCTAATAGATGCAACATCTGCACCATCACGCTTCAAACGGTCAACTAGGTAACCTGCTTGCTGACCGTAACCAGTAGGTTGGTTCGGGCTGTTAGACCAGACGCTAACAACACCGTTAATCTTCTTTTTATTTCCCATTGTGTCCCTTTCGTAGTATTCTTATTGTATAAGAAAACCCCAGCGATGCGTCAACATCCTGGGGCATGACCGAACTAGGAGGTTCGATATGACACAGTCTAAGACCTGCAGCCGATGTGCGCAAACCAGACCAATAACAGATTTTAACAAAAAGACATCTGCCCCCAGTGGCTTAGCCTCAGCTTGTCGTGATTGTGAAAACGCTAAAAAGCGCAACATGACTGATAAGCAACGCAATGATAAAAACGCCAAGAACAGATTGTATAGAGCAACCAACATAGAAGCAGTTAGAAAAACAAACCGTATTCAATACCTGAATAAGCGCACAGAGCGGATTGCTTATGCAAATCAAATGGTTAAAAACAATCCTGAGCGATATGCCATGTATCGTTCGACTTCTAAAAAACGCAACCATGTAAAGTATGCGGCTGACAGTCGCAGGCGTAGAGCGCGCATGGCTTCTAATGGCATCTACCTAATCACTAAAAAAGAAGTAGCCAGACTACTTGCAACCCCCTGCTTTTACTGTGGTAGCAAAGACCGCATAACCATAGACCATGTAATAGCAATAGCCAGAGGTGGCACAGACAGTATCGGCAACATCGTGCCAGCCTGCAAATCATGCAACTCACGCAAACGACAACTCACCATTACTGAATGGAACAAACAAAAGACTGCCCTCCAAGTGCCTACGCACACCTGAAGGGCAGTCAGTATTTGGGGTGAATCAGGGTTTAGCTTGCGCCGCCCTTGAAAAAACCGACATGGCTTGCGTGAGTTAGACCTCCACCAACACGGACAATTCCGCGGAAGGTGGTAACATCGTTGCCAAACGCAAAGTCAGATGACTGAGCTACTTGGATTCCACCAGCAACACGAGCCTTGTATGAAGGCAAGTGACCGAACAGAACAGACTTAGCGCCAACAGCAACAGCAGCAACAGCAGGGTTCTCGTAAACTGAGTAACCAAGAAGTTGAGCAGGCTGACCGTTAACAGCGTTGTCTAGCCAGATGTATGAACCGTTGCCGTCTTTCAACTTACGGGCAGCAGCAATACCAGACTTCGACATCTGGAAACCAAGACCAGGAAGAACACGAGCGCCATCAGCGATTCCGTAAACTAGGTCAATTAGGTTTTCGTAAGTCGCAGCACCAGCAACACCAGTGCCACCAGTAACAACAGAACCTGCAGAAGTTGCAAGACCAGCAGTGCCAGTAGTTAGAGCAGTGTTGATTGCTAGACCTAGCGAAGTTCCAAGCTGTTGTGCAATGTATGACTGAATGTCAAAACCTGCATCAGCAAGAAGTTCGTTCGCAACAGAAACTAGAGCGCCATACTTGTCAGCACCTAGAGTGATTGAAGCGAAGGTTGGGTTGCTCTCACCGATTGCAGAACCTGCAGCAGTTAGTGCTGAGGTGCTTAGAGCGGTAACGGTTGGGATAACAAGGTTTTCGCCTGAGGTGGTGTTGAATACTTCAGAGGTCTGAAGCATTGGGCCAACTAGGGTTGCAACCTGAAATACCTGGTCATAGAATGACTGACCAACAGTGTTAGCAGACGGGATGATTGCTGCACGGTTCTCGCGCATGAACTCCTGTGTGCGAACATCGCCACGGGCGATAGCGCGAAGAAGGTCTGCGTCTGACTGACGGGCAGCCTCAGCGGTTGGGGTGAATGATGCAGCAGCATCGAAAGCAGCAGCCGAACGGGCTTCAACCTTCTGAGCAGTTGCGATAGCAGCGTCACGCGACTCGATGTCGGCTTCGATGCGGTCAATCTTCTGAATGTCCTCAGCGGTTAGTCCACGCTTCTCAGTTTCAGCAAAGTCAATAACTTCACGCATCTGAGCAACTAGGTTGCTGCGAACTTCAGCCTGAGTTTTAATGAACTCTGACATAATGTTCCTTTCGATAGTTTGGGTTATTCTGCCGAGCGGACTCAGAACAGACTAGAGGCCGTGCAAACACAGAACCTGTCTACAAGTTTATAGCACACAGGTATACGCTACGCAGAGCGCAAAAAACCCCCAGCAAGAAAAGGGGGTAACTCGCTGGGGGAAAGAAAGGTAATGGGAAGATTACCTGGTTTCTTTTGCTTCGACAACACGAACTTCTTTGGTCGGTTTGTCAAGTTCTACAATAGCAGTTGCGAACGCTTCTGCCAAATCGCGAATAACACCAGAGTCAGGGTTACCTGCAACATCTAGGATTGCTTTTTTAATTTCGTCTTTGCTAGCCATCAGATAGCCTCTTTCATTAGTAGTTGCAACTTCTTTTGCTTCAGTGCCAGAATGTCACCGTTCACTGCTTCAACCTCAGGGGTCTTAACAAGTTTACCAATAACACCTGCAATCAGTGCGCCCTGTTCAGGGTTCAACTCTTCACCCGACTCAATACGCATTAGCGCATCAGCCAAATCGTCAGCTGAGATAACATCCCCAGACCTGACCGATACTGTGCCAGCAGTTCCCTCATAAGCAGGGGTGCTAACAAGGCTAACCTCATACAAGGTCACATCTTCAAGGTAACGAGTCTGACCGTCTTTAGACCAAGAGTCACGCTTCACACTGAAACCAAACGACATTGAATCAATCACGCCTGTGCGAACCAACTCAGCAATGTCACGGCCAAGGGTTGTGTCAGGTAGTGTTGCTGTGACCTTCAACCCAACACTGTCCTCAGTGAGTTGTAGCGACCCGTTACGGGTAGAGGCTAGTGGGTTTGAACTGTCATGATTCCACAACAACATCATCCTGTTACGGGACTGCAGTGAACGCTTGAACGCACCAGGTTTCACATACTCAATAAATGGTAGTGGTTCTGATGGCTGGTCAAACACTGACGCATAACCCTCAAAGGTTCTGCCATCGCCTGTAGCGCGCATCTCAATGTGGTTTGTGCGAACCTCAGTCTTACCCAACGCACGGTTGTCTGTGCCTTCGATTTTAGCCTTGATAACATAAGCGGCTTTCAACCATTTAGCACGGGCTTCATCCATTACTGTTTCAGTCATAGAATCACTTTCTTCATTAGCGTCAATCCTAGCAATAAGCGCTTTAGCACGGCTAAGAAATGAGTTCTCTGCAACAGGCAAATCTTCAACAACAACATCAGGTGCTTCCTCAAGTTTTTGTGTAGTCAACTCAGGGCGTGGCACTCTTTCAATCTTGAACACATTGATAACAAGCAACTTGTCTGTAGGTTCAAAAACGCCATCCTCCTCATCATAAAGTTGAATGACAGCCATCTCATTTTCGACAGCAACAATGACAGCTAGAATCTCAGGGTCTAACACATCCCATGAAACAAAGTCACCAATCTCTAACAAACCAACAGCGGCCCGTTCACCTTCAAAGGGTTCATCTGCGCTAATAGAAATTGCTATAGCCTGCTGAATGGCAGACTCTTTAGTTGTGTGGCAACCGTGAACAAAACCTGTATCACCTGTGACCGCCCAACCTGACTTGCACTCTTCATTATCTTTCTCAATGTAAAATGGCATTTTTATTCCAGCCTCATAACTGCGAGTTTATTGCTGTCAATTTTTGATACAGCGTTAATGGTGGTCAGTGGGGGTAGTTCCATAATTAGTTCATCGCCTGCTTTTAGCACATACGAGTTGTTCAGTGTGCCAAGCCAGATTTCGTTCAGACCGTTGTAGTGTTCTGAGAAACCCAACTGAAAGTAAACAAGGGTGGTTGCACCAAGGTTTGTGAACTTCATCGCATACTCTGTGTTTGCTTTTAGTGTATGGATTTTGTCTGACGCTAATGACCCTGCTGATTGGTTAGTTGCTGAAATAAACTCTGAACTAACTGTTGTGCCACCTGTTACAGAAGTAGCTGCGCGGAACACTGAGGCGTGAGCGTCAGAGAAGTTGCGGTTGAGGTTGTAGGCAGGGATAGGGCTACCAGTTGTGACAATAGTTGCACCTTCAATAAGTTCAGCAAACACATTTGATTTATCTGAAATGATTGAATAGAAGTCAAACTGTGCGCCATACGGCCCAGTAGAGATACTGAAACTAACTGGTGTGGCAACTGTGATAGTGAACTCACGGCCCAACAAATAAATGTAACCGTCACGCGCATACTCCAACACAACTTCAGGTTGCAGATTCCGCAGAACATACTTCACATAATCGTTAGTAGGCGCAACAACAGTTGTAGGTGTTGTGCCAACTTGATAGACCGCTTGAGTGAGTGGCATTGTTAGCCCTCGTATGTTCCTGGTATGACGGGTTGTAGCGACACAGTAGGAACACCAGTGTGAGGGATAGGCGGCAGACCAAGTGCAGCAAGTGTTGCAGCAGGTTCAAAACCGATAGAAATAAGTTGCTTAGCCATCTCAACCTTGCCAGATTCCTCAACCTGATTAGCACCCGAAAGGTTTATGTTAGCTAGTGGCACACGGTAAATGTTGCCACCCTCAATAGGTGGGGCATCTTCCAAACGGCGCACATCATCAATCGACAACCAACCTGTTAGTAGTGCGCTGTTGTAAGCGGTTGTGCGACTGTTAAAGTCACCCCGTAGCAAACCATCCACATTGAACTTCAAGTAAGCCCCAGCGGTCAACAGACGGCTGTAAGCCCATTCAATCTTCTCAATGTAAGGGCGCAAAGTGTGAGTCACAAACTGGATGGCGTTCTGCTCAACAGAAGCGTAAGACTGTGTGCCAGGGATACCCATCATACTCAACGGAATGTTAAACAATCTGGCAATCTCTTCGACAGCAAATCGGCGCGACTCCAAGAACTGAGCAGCATCATTAGCGATAGTTGTTGCCTTATAGGTTGCGCCACCTGACAGGATACCTGTCTTGCCAGACTTGCGGAAACCTGAATGGCGTGAATCAAAACCCTCGCTCAAAGACTTTGCTTGGTCGCTAGTCAACGGCCCTGGATACTCAATAACCCCTGAGGTTGTTGAGCCTTGCCCAAAGAACCTTGCCGCGTAAGACTGCAAAGCAGTCGCAACGCCCAGCGCGTCATTCAACTTATAGACACGGCTCATGCCACGCAATGCGCCAGGTTCTAACAAATCTGTGATGTGAATAATTTGTGTGCTATCTAGAGTCACATCTTCGCCAGCGACAACAAACATTTTCTTACCCAAGCCGTTACGCTGAATGGTTACGGTTTGTGGGTCTAGGACAACAAGGTTTACAACCTCACCACGGTTGTCACGGAACACACGGGTGAACGCGTTGCCGTCTACCATGAGGCTTACAAGGATTTGGCCGTAGTGTGCTTGACGGGTTGCGTCAACATCTGGCTGGTCAACCCAAGCAGGTTTTGGTGTTAGTGGTTCACGGTTGCCATCAATGCTTGTATACGCTGCAACAGGCAGGGTTGAGATGGTGTCTGAGATTAGGGATACAGCTGAGTAGAACGCAACAACTTCAAATGCTGTTTGGGCGTTAACATTTACCCCAGCCTGATTGTTGAGAACAAGGTCACCACCTGAACCCCACACTGTTTGAAAACTGATTGCACGGCTTTCGCCCGAAAGTCTACCTAGCATTACTTACCTCGCTCTAAAGCCAAACCGAATAGGACAACCCCTACACCTGCAACAACTAAACCAGCAGGGACAAACCATAGGCCAACACCAACTGACACCAAACTGATACCAATTATTTGCAGCGTAGTTGCTAACATAAACACCCTTAGATAAAGAACTCTGGAATGACTTGCTCTTCAAGTCTACCTGACGCACGGTCATACGCAATGACTGCACCAACAGCTGCGTCAATACGGCGTGAACTTGCACGGTTTTCTTTTACAATGCGTGGGCCAAGGTTGTCAATTTTGATTACAGCGTTGCTGAGGTGTCTGGCAAGTAGTGGGTCACCGTCATGTGTTAGACGGTTTTCAACAACAGCGTCATAAAACTTTGAGCAGGCTGTGACCATACGGCGCGCACTAGTGGAGGGAAACTCAACAATAGGGATACCTTCATCAGCCAACACCTCCATAGACCTCTGCCAACGGAACGGGTCACAGGCAACCTCACGCACTTTATAGGTTGCACAGAATTGCCTGATTGCGTTCTCAGCATCTTGAATGTCTACACGCCAACTGTCATCAGCCCCAGCAGGTTTCTCCCACGCCTTCACCATAAACACATAGGGCAGGTTATCGCCCTGAGGGATTTGTGTGCCAACAATAACTGTTGAGTCACCTGAGAACGAACCGTCAAATCCTAGGATGTATTCGGCGTTAGGGTCTAACTCTTTAGGTTCAGCGCAACTATCCCATGTGCCTGTAGGCAACCAAGACAACTGTGAGGACACCCACTGATTTAGGCGCTTAGTTCTGAACTCTGCTTCAGGGGTTCTACGCACAGCACTAGCAAAGTCTTCTGCCGAAACAATGTCATCATAACCAGGGTTAGCAATCTCCCAGTTCTCAGCAAGTCTGTGGTCTGCTTCGGGTGGTGCTTCCCACCATGCCA